ATACCTTTTACTCCATGGTGGAGGAGAATCCAAAAACAGGGAACCTCATTCAAATCTATGTCTGTCGCCTCCGCCACACTGAGTTCAAGAAGTGGTATAACGACACACGCATTTCCATCATCAAAAGGGCCGCTGATAGGAGGGACTAATCATGGGCTTGTTTCTTTTTCTGTTGTTCCTTGCGCTCATTGTATGGGCGCTTTTTCGTCGTAAGTACGACACCATTGAAATCCTCAACGAGGATCGGGAGGATTGGAAATGAACTCGCTCACCTTCATTTCGTGGATGGCCCTGCTGATCTCGGCTGTTTATTCAGTGGGTGACAAGTCCTTCGCTGCTGCTTTGTATCTGGGGATTGCAATACTAGCAATCCTTGCAGACATCTTTGTAAGCTATCGCAAATGAAACAAGGGGAATATCTCGCATGGTTGACAATGGCGGACAAGTATTCCGTTCGCCCCGTTGGTGGTCTTCTTCCTTACGAGGTGTACGACATTCACACAAACAAACCCGCCCAATCCTTCCGGGATATGAAGGATGCCATTTGGCATTGTGCCAAACTCAACATGGAGAAAACAAATGGATGCAGATCTACGCGCACTGTTTGACCAAGCACAGTCGGTAACGGACAAGCTGCGAGCCCTTGAGCTTCAAGAGCAACGCAACTTCATCACTGTTCAAGCACAGGGATATGTGTCCTTCTCTGACGAACAGCAGGCCAAGCAATCCATGCTCAACAGCCTGATGTACAACTACATGAAGCCGAGTACCGCCACCACCCCGGCTGGTATGGAAGCGGACGCCCAACGCGATGCGAACTATCTGCTCATCGCCGCGAAGGTTCTGTGGCCCTCCTACAAGGAGTTCGTCTATGGCGTCCCACAGGCAAGTGACCTGCCCACCCAACAGTGACACCCTCGAAGGGTGGAAAGGAGCACACAGAGAACTAAGCGCAGAGTACTGGGTAGAAGTTCGAGAAAATGAAATGCTTCGACAGAGGCAGTCTTGGCTCGAACAGCGTGTTCACGAACTGGAAGTCAAACTCTACGGAGAGAAGCCATGAGCGAAATCATGTTGGCGGTTCTGTTGGTGTTGGTGTTTTTCAGCGGCCTTGTTGTTGGCATGGCGCACAAGGTGTTCCAAAACAATCGGCTGAAGCAGGGGCTGGACAAGGCGAAGAAAGATCTCTACGACGAGCAAGCTCTACGCTTGCATACGCAGTTTGCTCTGTCTGCCTCAGATCGTGAGCTTTCTCGGCTCAAGGAGAAGATCAGCACCATCGCGAGCAAAAAGGTCGGTCAGGCGCCCAAGCAAGTAGTTACGCCCAAGCCGGCTCCCCCTCCCAATCCCCCTGCTGCAAAGGTTGTACAGATTCCCCGTCAGTCCAAGCGTCAAGTAGTGTCCGATGACCTTGGTGACACGCTTTTGGTTGGAGCAACAGCAGTCGCCGCTGGCATGGCGATTGCAAGCATCTTGGATGATTCACCCTCCTCATCCAATGATTCCTTTTCTTCAGGAGGGGGTGGTGACTTCAGTGGCGGTGGCGCCTCGGGGGATTATTAACATGACGAAACTCAAGTACTCCCATGTCCACGGTCCCGTGCGTATTCCTGGGATCGAAGAGCCTGTCAACGGGCTGACGGTTGCGTACACCACGCATACCAATGAAAAGGGGACCACTGTTCGTGCCGGTCTCTCTTTCTGTTCATCCAAGGACGCCTTTCTCAAATGGAAGGGCCGCCTCATCAGTTCGGGTCGGTACGAACTCGCGTGGGGTGGGCGTGTCCACGAACTGTCCAAGGCGCGACGGGAAAAGCTGGAAAATCACACCTTCTACGGTGATCTCAACAAAGAGGAAAGCATTCAAGACTTCCTCGCCCGTTTCTACAAGGGGGTGTAATGGCTGTCCCACGACTGGAAGAATGGTTCGGTGTATTCCGAGGCCAAGAAGATGAAGGGATCCTTTCCGAGTTCGACAAGCGTGAGGAGGCCGAGGCTGACTACGAAGCAGGCGTCGAGGAGATGGACGAAGAAGGGCACACAAGCATTCTTTTAGTGCGAATTCTGAAAGAGTGCACCACCGTGGTCGAGAAGGTTGAAGCCAACTTCAAGGATGGGAACTAACTATGTACTTTCTAGGCGCGTGTCCTTCCTGTGGTAAGGAGAACGAGTTGTGTCAGGACTGCAAAGTGGAGTTGAACCTCACTTCCAAAGTGGATATCTCAAGCGGCGAGGACGCCTACTGCGAATCGTGGAGGCAATGCTCGACACCGGCAGCAGCGGCGGAAAGCACACCGTTGTTGCTCTTGGGATACGCAAAGGCGTAGTTGTTTCAAGGGGGATGAACTCCTACATCAAAACGCACCCGATGCAGAAAAAACTAGGGCGTTATCCCTTTTTGCACGCAGAAGTTGCGTGTTTGGCTCGAGCGCCTAAGAACATTGACACTCTGTTCATTGCTAGGCGTGACAAAAGGGGTAAGTGGGTAAAAGCCAACCCCTGTGCTGTTTGCAGTAAAGCGATCTCGCTGTTCAACCCGTCACTAAAGGTACTCACAACATGAGTAAGAAAATTGCAACTGAAAACCTTTTCATCATTCGTACCGGGAAGCGCGTGGATGTATTCCAAGGTACGGGCTGGGATCAGTGGTCTCAGTTCAGCGTGGTCAAGGGTCATCCAAAACTTGAGAAGGGGGGTCCTCTCAGCGAGGAAGATTTCAAGGCCCTCAAGGAGGTCTGCAATGGTTAAGATCAAACGGTTACACACTGATGACAGTCTGTGGAAGCACTTGAGCACACAAGGCTTTCCGAACTGCTGTGGCCTGAGTGTGTGGCTCGGGTTTCCTCATGACAGTGGGTACGGGAATTTGATGATAAACCCGCACGACGACTGCTTTCGCAACTTCATCACGCGAGTTAAAGACACAGAGAAAGCAGCAAGGCAATATGGTAATCGGTCACCGAAAGTCTGCATCACTCTCTCTGAGGCAACTCAGCAGAAGATGTTGAATATGTTCCGATCACTCCCTATCATCGAGTATGAATGCACCTTCCAAGGCATCCATGCTCACAAGGTGGTGTTCATGATTCTCAACTTCGACGAAGTGGAGCTGGTATGAGTCTTCTACGAATACCCAAAAAAAGTCCGAGAGCAAAGTACTGTCACCTCGATATGAGGGACTTCGACAACTGCTGTGCTCTAGCAGAAATCGGGGGCTTCCCTAATGACTTACTACCTCCCGAGCAGATCGAGGGCGCAGTCATTGACCTTCTAGAAAGACTGTCCTTTGATGTGGCTAGTCATGCAATCGTGACTTTCAACATCGAGAATCAGTCCAAGGTCATTGACTGCATCCGAAGTCTTCCAATCGTGGAGCACGAGTTCGAGTTCACGAGTGATATAACGGGCCATCGGCTGTTAAGCATGCTTCTACACAACAGAGATATTGTCGAAGAAGCTGATTTCGACGACGAAGAAAGTGACTGGTAATGATCGGACACGCACTGTTTCAGAGTAGCTTCCTCAAAGGGACTACTGTCTACACACCCGAGCAGCTAAAGGGTATCTCTCTACTCGTGCTTCATGGTGGGGAAGATATCTCTCCTGTGTTGTATGGAGAGCGAGTCGGTCACGCGCATTCCGCCCCAACCGCCAGCAAACGAGACCTAGCTGAGGTTGCTCTTGCTTTGGAAGCAAAGAAGCAAGGCATTCCGATTCTGGGAATCTGTCGCGGCGCTCAACTGATGTGTGCTCTAGGTGGCGGTGGCCTATGGCAGCATGTCAACAACCATGGTTCAGGTAGGCACGCCCTGCACATCGGTGAAGTCGCCACTTGGACGAACACCTGCCATCACCAGATGATGAAGCCAACTCCAGAAATGGAGATCATTGCAACATCCCCATGCCTCTCTCCGAAGAAGTGGGGAGAAACACAACAAGGAGTGGAAACGGACGAAGACGAACCTGAGATCATCTACATCCCAGACTTCAAAGCCCTGTGTGTCCAAGGACACCCCGAGTGGTTATCCAGTGAGGATCCGCTCGTGAAGATCACCAAACACCTACTCGAAGAAAGGAATCACCTATGAGCTTCATGCTCGGGTCAGACCCTGAACTGTTCGTCGGCTCCAAGGGAAAGGTTGTGTCTGCCATCGGTCGATTTGGCGGCACCAAAGACGAGCCCAAAGCCGTAATCAGGAAAGGCTTCAGTATTCAGGAGGACAATGTTCTTCTTGAGTACAACACCCCGCCCGCTCGGCGAGCTGGAGACTGGCTCTCGTATCAGATGACGATGCGAGAGTATCTGGAAAAAGAGGTATCGAAACAAAATCTGGAGATTCTTCCGATTGCGTCAGCCTCGCTGTCGGATGAAGAACTCAAAGATCCCCGTGCTTGGGTCTTTGGGTGTGATCCAGACTTCAATGTGTGGACTGGGGAAATGAACCCACGCCCGCATTGCGAAGATCAAAACTTCCGTTCGGCAGGCGGCCACATCCATGTCGGCCTACCAAAGCTGACGGCAGATGAGAAGATCCACCTCACCCGGTATCTGGATCTATTCATCGGGGTGCCTCTCAGCCTCCTTGATCCAGACAAAGATCGTCAGAAGCTTTACGGTAAGGCGGGTGCCATCCGCTTCAAGCCCTATGGTTTGGAGTATCGCACTCCGTCGAACTGGTGGACCGGTAGTGAACGCCGAATCCAATGGATCTGGAACTCTGTGTCACACGCGTACAGCACCTATCGCCTGCGTAAGGTGATGACAAAAGACGTTGGATTGATGATCCTTGCAGCGATTGACGAGAGGCAAACTAATGTTGCCTCTGAACTCATCAAAGCATACAGCATGGAGCTACCATGAGAAGATTGCATGTAGTCGAGTGGGATGCTGGTGCGGTGGAGCGCAAGTTCCATCACACTATCGCAAAACTGGTGCGTCTTGATACAAAGACGCAAGAACCAGACTGGAGCGAAAGCTTCTTTGCTTGGATGCACAATGTTCAAGGGCAATCCTTTGGGACTGTCGTTAGCATTGATGGTTCCAAGTACAAGGAACACCCTGTCATTCTGGAAAACGATCCAGCGATGATTGGGAGAACCTTCCAAAGTAGCTTGGATAAGGCACGAGAGCAGGGCTTCGGGGAATACAAATGGTTCCGAGTGGTATACAATCGCTGGGAGCCGGGAGCATACGCAACCAAAGATGGTGCGTTGGTTGAGTTGGTCCACAAGATTGTCCGTGGGTTCAAGACAGGCCTAAGTGCTGGACAATGGCAGATCCTCCGGTATACATCTTCGGGGGTGGAGCCGATTTCAAACAACACCTTCTCGGTCTATACACAAACCATGTCGGGGGAACCTGCCAAGCCCGGAAAGTATGCGAACAACACGACGCTGCTTCCATCTGGACTAGTGATCTTCGGTGATGCCCTTTACTATCGGGGACAGGCTTGTGGAGTTGTGTACCCCAAGAAGATCGTTACAAAGAATCCGTTGCTGAAGGCAATTCTGGAAAAAGATGTGAAAGGACTCCCATGGCAAGTAACGTGCTAGTCTCTCGGATCTTCCCCAACGCCACAAACTTCTTCTACGACATGGACGAAGTTGATGCCTCCGTTGAGGGTAAAAAGACTTTCTTCGGGGCATTTCGAAATCCGGTCGGTATCGAAGTGGAAATGGAGAACGCTGCGGGAGGTATCCAGAACACCATCATCAAGCAAAAACTGCTCTGGAAGACCACCGCAGACAACAGCCTCAAGAACAACGGGATTGAGCTTATCAGTGACCCTGTAGCAGGGCGGGGCATTGATGCTGCAATCTTCCAGTTGGAGGCGTTGTACGAGCAATTCCCGAAGATCGATTTCTCTCATCGGTGCTCGATCCATGTCCACCAGAATGTAGCAGATATGACGGAACAGCAAGTGTTTCGTCTAATGCGGTACTACGCTCTACTAGAAGGGGCGCTGTTCAGCTACGCCCACCCCCTACGAAGCGCGAGTCCCTTCTGCTACCCAATCGTGGCATGTCCTCCAATGCTGTACAGTGCCATTGTTCGAAACGCTATGCCTGAAATGAAGTACGGGGCATTCAACCCTGCCCCAATTTCTCGGCAAACAACGGTGGAGTATCGGCATCTGGAAGGTACAAAGGATGTTCGAAAGATCCGCCGGTGGGTGCAGATTCTCTGCAAACTGCATCGCTATGTTTCCAACCTGTCTGACGAAAAGGAGGCCCGAGACTTCGAACAGATTGCTCGCGGTAAGGACGATAGGTTTGCTCCATTCGAGCGGATGCTCGGGGTACACCGCGGCCTGTTTTCAGATGAAGTACTCGATGACTCGATTTACAAGGGCCTTGTTTGGGTAGGCGCCCTTACTACGGAGGACTGATATGTGTGGAATTTACGGTTTGTTTTACAAAGCTGCTGGTGGCTTCTTTCCCGGTGATCTGGATACGCTGAAGAACCAGGCCATCGTCACCAGTCTTCGTGGAGATCACTCCTCTGGCATCGCTGTTCTACGAAACGATGGCTCAAAGCGGCCATGGATCGTCAAGACTATCGGGGACCCTTTCAACATCTTCCACAACCCCGAAGCCATGAAGGAAATGAAGAAGTTCTTCGAGGGGTCAAAGGCAAGTGCAGGTGCGTTTGGTCACGGTCGGTTAGCAACCCGTGGCGAAATCTCCCACCGCAATGCCCACCCGTTCGTTGAAGGGCACATCACCCTTGTTCATAACGGCACCATCAACGCTGGTCTCGACATGAAGCAAGAGTGTGAGGAGGGTAAGCAGGTAGATGTGGACAGTCATGCCCTCGCCATCGAAATGTCCAAGATTGGGGTACGCGAAGCACTCGCCAAGGTCAATGGTGCTTTTGCTATCATCGCCCACGATCAGAAGGAAAAGTGTGTCTACTTCGCACGGAACAAGGAACGGCCTCTACACTACTTGGACCACAACACACGCCTGATGGTGATGAGCGAGTTTGGTGCTCTAACTTATCTGGGGTGGCGAGAGACCAAGTACCAAGCCAACTCTCTGAGAGCGGATTTGTTTAAGGAGTTCAAAGAGAACATTCTGTACAAGTATGATCTGACCAAGTTCACCCTTACTGAAGAAGGTCCAATCAAGGAAGTGCGGACTAGTTCCGAGAGTGGTGTCCCTTTTTACCAGAGTCCGAAGGGTGGTACAGTTGCTAGTAAAGGGGAGATTCTCCTTCTTCTGAAGAAGATCATCCCTCCTGCTCGTAAGAGCAAGGAATACACCTACATCTTCGAGGATGATGAACTGGACGAATACATCGGACGATCCTCCAGCCTGTTCGATGTTAATGAGGGCGCACTAGCAACAGCCCCTCGGTTTTACATGGAGCGTGTGAATGGTCGTGCAGCTACGCGTACTGTTCGCATGAAGGAAGTGGAGTGGTATGCCACTGTTGGGGATCATCCCAAGACTGTCACAACAATCAACAAGAAGGAACTGTCTTTCGAAGACTGGAAGGAAAAGCGGGATCAGGGCTGTGTCAGTTGTAGTGGCCCTATCGAAGACAAGGATGCTCACAGGACCATGCTTACCCAAACGGGTAATCTAATCTGCCATGAGTGCCTTGCAACTGATGGTTTTTCACTCTCAAGTGTTACTACAGGAGTTCTTCAATGAAATTTCGAGTTGTTCCGTACAAGCCCGGTTCAAACAGTGCAAAGCTTCTGGCTACTGCGCTTAAGGAATCTCTTGGATACCATGTGTTCCGTGGTCCAGCGAAGCCAAAGCGCATCAACATCAACTGGGGTTGTGAAGGTGGGATCAACCCGGCAGAAGCCATCAAGAAGGCACAGAACAAACTGCGTACCTTCGAAGCCCTGAAGGACACTGATGTTCTCATCCCTTGGTTCACCACCAACAAGACCGAGGCGGCTGAGTCCGGTAAGGACATTGTGGTGCGTAAGCTCCTCAACAGCCACAGCGGTAAGGGAATTGAGGAGTTCAACAACCAAGATGCGCCTCTGTATGTGGAGTATGTCAAGAAGATCGCAGAGTTCCGCGTTCATGTGGTCAATGGGGAAGTCATTGATGTACAGGCCAAGCGTAAGCGGAAGCTGACTGCCCCGGATCAACCAAAGGCAAACCCACGCATTCGCAATCTGGACAACGGATGGGTGTTTTGCCGTGAAGATGTAGAAGCACCTGCTGCTGTGCTTGAGCAAGCCAAACTGGCTGTAACTAGCCTTGGCCTAGCTTGGGGTGCAGTAGACATTGTGTGGAACAAGAAGAACCAAGCCGCAGTAGTACTGGAAGTCAACACGGCCCCAGGACTCTGCGAGACTTCAGCCAAGATCTACGCCAACGCTTTCATCAACGCCTACGGACAGCCATGAAACTAGTCGAAAAGTTCCCCAACGCATTGTACGCCGAAGTCACGCAGTATGTGAACAACGAAATCGCCTTCCTTCTGAAGGATGGTGACAAGGTTGTTTGCCCACACAAGCCAGTCAAGTGCCGTGACTTCCTCAACGATACCCTCGTTTGGCACAAGAAGCAGCAAAAAGGAACCATTTACGGGTACTCATACCCAGGCCCCATCGACGAGGATAAGACTCGCCTCATGGTGACGACACCGGCGTATCCGAGCGAACACCTTCGCATGGAGAACTACGAGGAGTTTTTCCATTGGCTCAACGGTGTGGAGATTGAGCTAGGTGTAACGCCGAGTGTGCTGACGAAGCTGGATACTCCGAAGCTCTCCTACATGGTGGAGGGGGATCCTGTGTGGCAGTCATCCACTGTTCACCTGAGCTTCTACACCAGTCTGATTCGCTACCTTGGTACGAAGCTGAAGACTAGTCCTCCAAAGAGTCTCGATCAGTTCATTCTGGATGCGCCGAAGGACAGCGTGAATACGCGGATCGCGCAGTATGGCGTAGTGCGGCTTGGAAAGGCTATCCTGAGCCTGAAGATCACGGAGGTAAGCAACTCCCGTACTGCACCTACATCCATGCACAACATCAATGGATTCGTTTCTGCCACCACCCCTGCCCTTGCGGCAAGTTGTGTCTATGGGCAGGAACTACAAACCCTACTGAAGCTCTAGGAGAATATGGCCACTACTGGCAAAACCATTGACAACTGGGCCACATACATCTATCATACATCAAACACTGCGAGTGTCGACATGGCTACCTACTACACAAAAGAAGCTCAGGAGAAGATCATCAAAGACGCAACTGCTGCAAAGCTAGCAAAGAAGGAAGGTACTGTGGAACAACTCAAGGCAGAACGGGACGCCCTGAAGTTAAGCCTGGACACAACCTCAGCGCTTCTTAAGCGGGCTCGTGAAGAGAACAAGGAACTACAGGGGCTTTTGGCCCAGTACTCCAAGGCAATGCCCCTGCAAGATCTGCGCGATTACATCGTGCGTAAGTGTAAGGTTCTTGGTGTGGATTCCACGCCAGTCACGAAGATTCAACAACCAGCCGATTGTCTGAACTGGATGAGTGCTCGTGTGTGGCGTATCGAAAAGGTGGAACAACCCGATGAACTCGCTTAAACGAAAGACAGCAACTTTCGTAGGTCACGAGGCTTGTCCAAAGTGTCGTGAGAAGGGGAAGGATGTAGCGGGGGATAACCTTGCCCGCTACAGCGATGGTGCAGCATTCTGCTTTTCTTGTGGTCACATAGAGAAGCGGACTTCTGGATTCGTAAGTATCCTGCAACCAAAGCCAAACCCCACGGGTATGCCAGAGCTTATCAAAGAGCTGCCTATCCAATCCTACACATACCTAATACAATACCTATACCCAACGGAGATTGCCAAGTACTTCTGGTGGGCACCTAGCCTCAATCGCCATGTGTTCAAGTATGGTGAGTTCTTGGAGGCACGGACTACCAAGGCAAATGTCTTTCCGAAGGTGTACAGTCTCGGAGAAAAACCACATGACTGCACCATAGATGTAAAGGGATCTAGCTCTATCCTTGTTCTTGTTGAGGATGTTCTGTCAGCAATCGTGGTCGGTAGACACGCAGCGGCTCGGCCTCTGTTTGGCTCAAAGCTCACGGATGCCCAGAAGGATCAGATCTTCAACGACGCAGACCTCTACGACACTATCCTTGTTTGGCTAGACAAGGACAAGTATCCAGAGTCCATCGACATACAACGCTATCTAGCCAACTCTGGGTGGGACGCCAGGGTTGTTTCAACACGAAGTGATCCAAAAGATCTAGACGCTATAGAAATCCAGCGTCTAGTAGAAAGGTATGGTCTTCTAGTATGAGAACACTCACAGTGATGGAGCCGGGGGATTTTCCTAAGGAAATGGAATATCTCCTTGGAGAGCACTTTTTCGGGATGAATGTAGATGTAGTTCTCCCGTTAAAGGGTGTCAACGACGATTACTTCAAAGCATTCAATGCTGTCTGGAAGAAGGATATCAAGACACTGGACGAGCTTTGTAAAGCAGGCGTTCTCATGAAAGACAGAATGCCTAACAAGATGGGTACGCAAGTACACACCTTTTACCTAATGAAGGGGAAGATAATCCCTGAGAAGCACACTGTCTCCAAGACCCAAAAGGCTTGGTTTGACCTTCGTGAAGCTCTCTGGGGGTTTTGTAAAGATAACGAGATACCCCCAGAATCACTGGCGGTTGATGTGCTTCAATTGGCATCAAACTGGAACACCACCAGAAAAGCTTCAAAAAGCAAGGAAAAAAGCTGGGCGGTGGATGATATCCAGAACTTGGTGGCAACCGCACAAGTAGTAACAGGTGTTACGCCAATGAACTTTGGCGTAGCAGAACAGAATCTACAAGAACTAGAGGATCCTAACAATGGTTAAGTACGCGTCAAATGCAGAGCACATCCAACTAGGTAGTCGTATCAAGTTTGCTTCCAACGACAAAGAGACTGGTGTCTACACAGTCGTAGGCAGAAACAAAGAAGAAGGCAAGATCTACATCATTGACCTTCAAAAGCCTGAGAGGGGTATTCTGTACATCCCCAACTCCACGCTTGTAACTGTGGAGAGTATCAAGGGTGTGTACAAGAAGATCATGTTTACGAGCCTTTCTGCCCTGAATCCTGGGAACTACTTTCAGGTCATGGATGGTAAGGACTTCAGTGTGTACAAGATTGACAAGCGTACCGCTGCTCCTGCCAAAAATGGACTCTACAGCTATGGTAACGACAACTACACCACCTACTGCGGTAAGCATTTCAAAGGTGATGTACGAGTCCGAATCCTGGACATGGAGGCCTCTCCGAAGCTATGTCTGTACAGTGAACTACAGCACAGCGATATGTTCATTGTCCGAGACTCCAAGATTCACGACAACTATCAAGTGTTCCGTGTCAAACGGACGCATTGGCAGATCGAATCCAACTCGTACAAGTGCTTCTCTGTAAAGCTCAACCTAACTACTCACGAGCCCGAGGACAGCAAGGAATACTTGTTTGAGCCGGATACGGTTATCCAACTCCTGCCATACACTTCACCAGCCAAGACCACCAAGACCTACCCTGTTGCCACTACCTACTACAACACATCAGAAGCGGATCGTGAGGTAGAGGACATTGTGTGCAAGCTCATGCCCAACAAGAAGGTTCCAAAGATCGAAGAGGGAGCCTCTTGTGCCTGCTAACAGGATTATCTCTCCTGAACAGATGGCGGAGGATGTTGACAAGCTTGTGCAAGATATCGCCGAAAGCAGTAATATGTCAGCAGAAGACTCCAAAAAGCTACAGAAGTTGGCCTACTTGTGGCTAGGGTATGGGGAAGGATTATCATCCCCATCCCCTAAAGGCGGGGCTTGACAAATAGAAATTTTGTGGTACACTTCTTTACAAGGGGTGAGGTATAGGTATATAAAAGAAAAGAAAGAAAAAAAGAACCAAAAAAAAGAAAAAAAAGAAAAGGATAGTATGTATGAACTAAGCATTATAAAAGCTTTTTTAGAAAAGGATGTATATACCAAATACAGATCTTACATAAACAAAAAGGAAACAACAAAAGAACTTGGTATTGTTTATGATGCTTTAGATAATTGGTATCAAAACAATACTGATAGTCCTACCCTTGTTGACATAGCTAATACTGTTGCTATGTCTACCACAGACAAGTACTACAATCATGTCTTTGACACACTCTCTAAAATCTCTGTGTCAGAGTCAGCAGTCGTTTTACTCGAAAAGTTCAAGGAGAAACGCCTCCTTGAGGAAATGTCTGTACTCGCGTACGAAGCATCCGAAGGTATGCGAACTGTTACAGATGTTATGGCGATAGCAGAACAACTTAAGAATCCACAAGCTATTGCCAATTTCGAGTATGTCGAAGACGACTTGGAGGCCATTTTGAACAACACGGTGAAGGAACCAGGCCTACGATGGCGCTTACAGTTCTTGAATCGCTCTCTCGGCAGTCTGAGGCCCGGAGACTTTGGTTTTATCTTTGCCAGGCCCGAGACAGGCAAAACAACCTTTCTGGCGTCGGAGATCACCTACATGGCCGAACAGGCCAATCACAGAGCTATGGGCCCTGTGGTGTGGTTAAACAACGAGGAGCAAGGGAGGAAGGTTAAGCTACGCATGTATCAGGGTGCTCTTGGGGCCAACCTCAATCACCTGCTCACTGATCCAAAAGCCTCACAAACTGCTTACCTTAACAAGGTCGGTGACAAACTGAGGTTGCTCGATTCTGCTACGATCCACAGAAGCCAAGTAGAGGCACTCTGTGAGAAAGAGAAACCCTCGCTGATAGTCTTCGATCAGATTGACAAGGTGAAGGGTTTTAAGGCCGATAGAGAGGATCTGGTGATGGGGGCCATCTATGTGTGGTCCCGAGAGATTGCGAAGCACTACTGCCCTGTAATAGGCGTTTGTCAGGCTGATGGTACGGCAGAGAACGAGCGGTGGTTGTACATGACTCATGTGGCTAACGCCAAGACCGCTAAACAAGCAGAAGCAGACTTCATCCTTGGTATTGGTAAGTCCAACGATCCGGGCTTTGAGTTTATCCGGTTCCTTAACATTTCCAAGAACAAGCTCGCAGGAGATCCAGACACAGAAGCAGCCCTACGACACGGTAGAACAGAAATCAAGATTCGGCCAGATGTTGCCCGCTACGAAGATTTGTAACCAGAGGACCTATGACCACAGAACAAAAGGTCTATAAGCGAGCTGTAGACAACCTAAACATACTACTCAACAAGATGAAGCCAATGTTGGCTGACGAAGACATTCAGGAGCTGGAATGGAACATCTTTATTCTCAAGTCGCAGATCATGTACGGAGAACCACTTAGGGCTCACTGACATGAAAATCATTGTGCTTGTCGAAGAACTCGACGACGCCCTCGCGGAGCAGAAGTGACAGATGATACTGACAAATATCGCAACCGGAAGCTCTTGGATATTGTCCGTGAATCTCCTTACTGTTGGGGTTGCGGCAATATCAACGATGGTACTGTTGTGCCTGCTCATTCTAATAGTCTTGCAGACGGAAAGGGGAAAGGGACGAAGGCTCACGACTTCCGCATTGCTGCTCTTTGCTTTGGCTGTCACAGTGCTGTTGACACAGGTGTTGACCCCAGAACGCAAGCCCGCCTCGGTGTGGACGAAAAGCGAGATCTGTGGGAAACCGCGCACCGGCACACGATAGGGTGGTTGTTCCTCTCTGGACACTTAAAGGTGGTGTGATGAGCAAATCTGAAATGAAACGGTTCAAGTATCAACTGCCGTTTGACATGGCTCGTTGTGATGGAAGGGAAGGACAGTCTCTTTGCCTAAATTGTGCTAGGAAGCTGTCCCCCTGGCAGGAAGATAGACAGGCGGTATTCACCCATCCGCCTATCAGTATCCAAACGGGTGATTGTGAGTACTATTATACTATTCGATATAGTATATCGAATACCATAAACACGGTAGTTGACTTTTAGGGAAAGTGTGATATGCTCTACGAATGGACTTAATATTTGACACTGAACAGACCACGTGGAACACAGGCTCCCCGTTCGATAGTAGAAATTTCAATGTCTGTATAAGTTACGCAACCTCCACCGGAGAACAAGGTGTTCTATTCGATTACCACGAATTTGAACCACTTTTCAACAGGGCCACCAAGTTAATTGGCTTCAACCTGAAGTACGATCTACATTGGCTACGCCGTCTAGGCTACGATTATCGAGGTAAAGAACTCTACTGCTGCCAAGTGGCTGAGTTCTTTCTTGGGAGGCAATCTCCCAAGTATCCGAGTCTCAACGAGACCGCTGCTCGATACGGGCTTGGCTCCAAAGTCGACAAAATAGAACAATATTGGACTAACGGAGTTAATACCCACGAAATACCAAAGCACGAACTAGAAGAGTACGCTCTTCAAGACGCAATCCTCACGCAAAACATTTACCAAAAACAACAAGAGCGAATACAGCCACATCAAAAGACTCTACTGAAGCTTCAAATGCTTGACCTTGAAGTTCTAGAGGACATTGAATGGAATGGTATGTTCTTTGACGAAAACCTAGCCTACAAAAAGAAGGCTGGGATTGAGGAGCAAATTGACAGGATACAAAAAGAGCTTTCCCTCTACAGTAGCGTCCCTTGTTTTAACTGGAATAGTAACGATCACTTGTCTGCCCTTCTTTATGGGGGGCAAATACAAGAGAAACGACGTGTACCTTCGGGAATTTACAAAACAGGAGAAAAAGCCGGACAGCCCAAGTTCAAAATTGAAGTCGTAACACATACCCTACCAAGGCTGTACAAGCCGCCTAAAGGCTCTGAGCTTAAGAAAGAGGGTGTATGGTCTACTTCTGAAGAGTATTTACGCAAACTATCAGACAAGAAAGGACTTGTAAAAGGTATTTTGGAAATCGGTAGATTGCAGAAGCTAAACTCAACCTTCGTTGAGGGACTGCTTAAAAAGCACGCCGAGAGTATGTGGGAGCCCCACTACATACATGGGCAATACAATCAGGTTGTCACTAGTACCGGTAGATTGTCTAGCTCAGGTCCAAATATGCAGAACCTATCTGGGGATGCCTTAGATCTATTCACCACGAGGTACTAATGGCCCCATACTACAGTTGTTTGGAAGAGCTTCAAAAGTGGTTTCGAGAGTACGGGGTTGCTACAGTCATGGAGGATCTTCAACTACTTAATCCAGAACTATACGCCCAGCTTGAAAGCTTCTTCCAACGGGAGACTAAAGGCAAGGAAATCGCCGCTCTGTTAAAGAGCAAGTATGCTGGTTAAGATTGATGCAGCAACTCTTGAATGGCGTGGGGCTGCTTGGTTGTCGAATGACAAAACTGCTATCGAAGAAATCAATGATGGCGGTGACTTTCACTCTGCAAACCAAACGGAATTCGGGCTACCCACACGCCTAATTGCAAAGCGGTATCTGTTTCGTACCATCTATAGGGGGTCTGGTTATGCGTTCTCCGTAGACAATGACTTCAGCGTAGTAAGCGACAAAGCAGATTTTTGGGACAGTATCAATGAGAAGTTTTACAAGAAGTATTACGGGTTGGATTCGTGGCACCACTCACTTGCACGCACCTGTGCAGAAAGAAAGCCGATACGATCTCCTCTTGGTCGAGAATGGCTGGTGCTTCCTGATCCCCTCACAGGCAAACTACCCTGGACAGTCTTCACAAACTATCCAGTACAGGGAACCTGTGCAGACCTGATGGCAATTGCTCGTGTCAGTTTGTATCGACGCCTACGAGCAGCCAAGTGTCAAGCTGTCCTAGTATCTACAGTACACGACGATATCAAAGTAGACGCACCTGATTCGGAGGTCCCCTTTGTAGTAGATACAGCGTACAAGGTGTTTGATGATTTGCCAAACAATGTCAAAAGAATGTTTGGAGTAACACTACCAATCAAGTTCCCAGGAGAAGTCTCCGTAGGGAAAAACCTACTAGAAATGGAAAAAGTGAAATGAGTTCAATCAACATTCAAGTAATCGACGTATCCATTGTGGAAAAGGCGTCTGCCACAGGTAACACCTACAATGCAATGAACGTCGCTTATACGAACCTTGACTCTGGTAAAGTGGAGTCAAAGTCCCTGTTTGCGTTCTCTGCTCCAAAGGATGTATGGAGCACCCTAGAGACAGCAGGTAAAGGGACAATCTTCTCAGTGGATCGTGAGAAGGACAAGAAGCAGGGTAAGTATTGGGAGTGGGTCGGTATCCACCGGCAAGACGCTCCCCCTCCCCGTAAGGAAGGTACTACTCCCACTCGTCCAGCTTATGAGACTCCTGAGGAGCGAGCAGGTCGGCAGGTTTCAATTGTACGCCAGTCCTGTCTCAAGTCAGCAGTAGAGCTTATGCGAGAGCATACGTCTGATCCAAGCATCGTAATCAATATCTCAAAGCAGTTTGAGGCATATGTGAATGGTACTTCAGTAGCAGACATTACTGACGACATTCCATACTAATTTAGGAGACTAAACAATGTATCTAATCTTCAAGAACAATCGCCCTGCGGGCAACAAGAAGTATGCAAACTATGAAGCCGCTCGCCAGGCTGTACGCAAGCTACTTCGTAAGATCACTACTGTACGACTACATAATCAGCCTGTAATGCTATTCTGTAGTGCTGGTTACACCATTCGTAAGGTAGCCTAAAGTAAAAGAGCGGGTATGGCCGAGTGGTTTAAGGCACCTGCCTTCCAAGCAGGCGCTATTAAGTTAGCCGCGAGTTCGAATCTCGCTGCCCGCTCCACTAACAAGGAATATATGTCCAAAGTTGTACTCATAGACGGCGACACAGTTGCCTACCGATGTGCTGCTTCAATCCTACCTTCTAAGAAAAAGCCAGATGCAGACCCTCCAGAGCTTGCTATTCGACGAGCCGACGAACTCATGTTCAGAATACTCAATACTTGCCAGAGTACTGAGTACAAGCTATACATATCAGGTTCAGAGAACTTTAGATACGAACTCTATGGAGATTACAAAGCAAATCGGGTTGGGAAAGAACGTCCAATTATGTTGGAGCCCGTTAAAGAGTTTCTACTTTCGGAGTGGGAAGGCATTCTTACTCACGGTTACGAAGCCGATGATGCCATATCGATCCAGGCTTCGATGGAGAACGCGGTTGACAATGAGCCCGGACGTTCCGAATACATCATCGCCGCGAATGACAAAGATTTTCTACAGCTTCCTGGGGAACATTATAACTTTGTCACCGATGCTTTCCAGATGGTTAGTGAAGACGAAGCTCTTTGGAACTTCTGGAACCAAGTTCTTACGGGAGACTATAGTGATAACGTACCCGGCCTTTCACGAGTCGGACCTGCAAGGGCTGCAAAAATACTGTCTGGTCACTCTCCCCGAGACTATGCCGAAGTTGTCAGGAACGCTTATAACGATGCCAGACAATTCTCTCGGACTTATCACCTAATCCGACTACTACGAAGTGAAGAGGAGTATGAAGACCTCAAGCGCAAAATCGAAAGGAAGGAATTTACAGAGGAGGGTGCGTGATGCAATACTGGAAGCTTTTCCTGATCTTACAGATAGGGATGTTAGGAGTACTTCTATGGGAGCTAGTGGTGTTGACGTACTACTATCTCAGTATGCCCTGGGAAGATTCCCCTATTCCGTCGAATGCAAATCTCGTGCATCTATGGCTATTTATAGTCTCTGGGGGGATACTACTGACAACGTGGCCCCTGACACCAATCCTTTACTTGTTATCAAACAAAATAGATCCGATCCCTTGGTGGTAATCACTATGGAACACTTTATGGAGCTTGCTAAAAATGCAACTAAAGAAGCGAATCGAGACCCCTGAGGGGGTCTTTGAAGTAGAAGCAGAATTCTCGAAAGAGGAAATGGATGTGATTGTGGATGTAGGCCTTAATACAATGCTACGGGCTGGTGCAATTCCATTCCAAGCAGAAGACAACGTAAACATTGTCATCCCTCCGTCAAAGCTAGAACACTAATGAATCTACTTCTCCTTGACTTGGAGACCAGTCCTAATACAGCCTATGTCTGGGGTCTATGGAATGAAAACATTCCTCTGGCCCGGCTAATAGACACCGGTGAAGTTATGTGCTGGTCTGCTAAGTGGTTAGGAAAAGATGAGATCATGTTCGATAGCTACTTCCAATCTTCTCCTAAGCAAATGATTAAACGCCTACACCGCCTTGTAGATAAGGCAGACGGCGTAATCACCTACAATGGGAATAGGTTCGACATTCCCGTAATGAACAAAGAGTTTCTTCTAAACAAACTGGTCCCACACAGCTATCAACAGATTGACCTGTATCGTACAGTAAAGTCACGGTTTCGCTTTGCTTCAAACAAGTTAGACCACATCTGTGAAGAACTGGGTATCGGTAAAAAGATGGAGACTGACTTCCGTCTATGGGTAAATTGTATGAACAAGGACCCTGTAGCATGGAAGCACATGGAGGAATACAACAGACACGATGTTCTACTACTTGAAGGTCTTTACTACCGCCTGCTCCCATGGGTTAAGAACTTACCCAATCTCTCCGTGGAAAACGCTTCTCTCGTTTGTCCTCGGTGTGGCAGCAATGACCTTATATCTCGTGGTTGGTACTTAACCAAGGGTGGTAAATACAAGCGGTATTCTTGCAACAGTTGCGGCGGACCTGTCCGTGGAAACAAAGCAGAAAAACAATCGGAGAAGCTTTACCCACTATGAACATAAATGACTATCAAGAACAAACTACAAAGTATCGACTACCAAGCTACGGGGCTGAAGCAGCAGTTATGGGACTCCTATCAGAATCTGGAGAAGTGGCCGGGGTGTTCCAAAAGCTCCTACGCGGAGACTATGGGCCTGATGTCGCAGCTTCAAAACTTGCAGCAGAGCTTGGAGATATTCTATGGCATGTTGCTTCCATCGCAAATGACAACAATTGGAAGCTCGGAGACCTCTGCCAAGAAAACCTCAATAAGCTAGAGAGTCGACAAATTCGAGGTAAGATTATTGGATCGGGGGATGATCGATGACTTGGGCACATCACACAAAGATGCTATCAGTGGAGTACACGGAAGATGACTACAACCGATTTGAAAACACCGGGGCAATGGGAGGAAATTCAGGAATGGAAAACTCTATACAAGATGAACAGTCCGATGACACCAGCGGTATCCCCTTTGCCAAGGACTACGTTGACAGCAAATGACAATCAGGTTGGAGGCAACCACTACGCACTACCTATTCAACCTTGGGACTACACGATTGCCAACAATCTTGACTACTTCCAAGGTACTATTGTAAAATACATCACTAGATGGAGGAGTAAAAATGGGGCGGAGGATCTTCGCAAAGCGGCGCACTTCTTGGAGAAGTACATCGAGGCGGTCGAAGCAAACCAGCTCCGTTAACTTTGAACTATGTCTATACTTGCTACTGTTGTTGTTCCTGCTGTCCTTCCTGCTGCGGTTGAAGGTCTAAAAAACATTCTTGCTAAGTGGACCGGTGGCCCACAAGCAACCACAATTGACGAGCAAATCAAACTACAAAATGCTGATGTTCAACGTCTTGAAGCACTTGCAAAGCTTGAAAATCCGTACGGCACGCCTTCTCAGTGGGTCATCGATCTACGAGCTAGCTTTAGATATATCGCTAGTGGCATTGTTGTACTGGCAGTACCTATCTCTTTCTTCCTAGCCATGCCTGACCCAATCCGTGAGCTTATCCTGGCTTGGGGTTCTTCTGCAATGTTCTTCATCTTTGGGGAACGCGCACTACTTAAGTTTGCACGGCCATGAGCTTTACCCTACGAGAAATAATGGAGCGCCTAAAGCGGCTCGATGAGGTCTCTCTTATGGAGGCTTTAGAGATCTCCTCGGAGGATCTCGTCGAGCGATTCGCGGATCGTATCGAAGATAAAGCGGACACCCTTGAACAAGAAGTGGAAGGAATGTGGTCAGATGACACTGAAGAAGATCAAGACGAACTATTCTAAGGATCAAGAAAAGCATGTCCATCGCCAGAGTTATAAGGGCCATAAAACAAAGAATCATTTCTTGTCTGAGATTGAGGCCAAGGAAGCCGATGCTGAAATCAAAAAGAGCATTAGTCCAATCGGTGTGGATGAAGGAAGACGGGAAGTGGATTAAGATCTGGGAGAGAGAAAATAGAAACGAATCGATTCAAGAACAACTTTGCGTACAATATCTTCAGGAACAAGTACGCACAGGGCCCAAATGATACTTGGGACGCTCTAGCAGAGCGGCTGGTTGAAGATGTGTGTGGTACACGGTGGGGGACTACTCAAGCCCTTATGTCTAAGGAAGAGCAAACCCTGCTTACCACATACATTAAGGAAATGAAGTTCCTTCCCGGTGGACGATATCTATACTACGCAGGCCGAGAGGCTAAGTTCTACAACAACTGTTATCTTCTACGGGCAGAAGAGGATACGCGGGAAGAGTGGAGTAATGTTACTTGGCGTGCTATGTCGTGTTTGATGACTGGAGGCGGAATTGGCATTGACTATTCGAGACTACGAGCATCTGGAAAACCACTTAAGAGAACTGGAGGACAGGCTTCGGGTCCTATCCCTCTTATGCACGCAGTCAATGAAATCGGGCGAAACGTCATGCAGGGAGGAAGCCGACGCTCTGCGATTTATGCAAGCCTTAACTGGCAACATGAGGATATACCTCTATTCCTTGATGCAAAAAACTGGGACAAACAAAACCTAGTACCAGGAGTTACACATTGGGACGCAAAGCAAGTAAACTTCAACCATCATGCTCCTCTGGACATGACGAACATTAGTGTCAACTATGACAATGCAGCGTTGCGTCAACATTTCGATCCAATCACTCATAAGGAAGATATAGAGCTTCGGGAATTGGATCCAACAAATCCAGTATTTCTGGAGAACTGCCGACAAGCAATGCGAACCGGGGAACCTGGGTTCAGCTTCAACTTTGGGAAGAAGGAAAATGAAACCCTCAGAAATGCCTGTACTGAAGTTACATCAGAAGATGATTCTGACGTTTGCAATCTTGGGTCAGTCAATCTTGGTAATATTGGGAGTCTGGAAGAGTTCGAAGCCGTTGTTTCCGTGGCTTCTAAGTTTCTCGTCTGTGGCACACTTAGAGCCGATCTACCATACGAGAAAGTACATCAAGTTCGGCAAAAGAACCGCCGTCTTGGACTCGGACTTATGGGTATCCATGAATGGCTCCTACAACGAGGATACAAGTACGAAGTCGTTCCAGAACT